ACGACTAATCATTTAGTATTATTAGATGAAATATTAAAACACGTTGATAATATTGAAATAAAACGAGGAAGTGAACAAAATGAGTAGATTAATTTTTTGGTATTCGTGTGGTGCAGCTAGCGCATCAGCTATAAAGATAGGACTAGCCGATAAGGAATTATTAAGTCAGTTCGATGAAGTAGTAATTGCACGTTGTTATATAAAAGAAGAACACCCCGATAATGAACGGTTCACTAAAGAATGCGAGAAGTGGTTTAACCATGAAATAATCACTATTCAGCATGAGGGTTACAAAGGTTCTATATACAATGTTTTCGATAAGAACTACATGCGTACACCATCAGGTGCACCTTGCACTAGAGCACTGAAGAAACAAGTCAGAGGTAAGTTTCAACGACCTGATGATGTACATGTTTTCGGTTTCACACTAGAAGAAGAACAACGTGCTTTAGATTTTGAAAAACGTAACCCTGATGTTGAGATTGAAAATATACTGATTGACAATAAAATCACCAAGGATAATTGTTTAGCAATGGTGGCTAGAGCTGGTATTGAATTACCTGAAATGTATAAGTTAGGCTATGAGCACAATAACTGCATAGGGTGTGTTAAAGGTGGCATGGGGTACTGGAATAAGATTAGGAAAGATTTTCCTGCTGAGTTTGACCGTATGGCTAAGTTTGAACGACTGAAAGGTTACACAGTGTTGAAAGAGTCTAAAACTGGTGAACCTTTATATCTTGATACACTTGACCCGAACAGAGGTCGATTGTCTGATGAACCTAAGATTGAATGTGGTATTGCGTGTGAGTTAGCTGAATGGAGGTATAACCAGTAGCATGATTACACTATTCCCACATCAAACAGATACGGTAAATGCTACTGAAGATTTCTGGTCAGCAGGTTATCGCAATGTGTTAGCGGTACTACCAACGGGTGCAGGTAAAACATTAGTGAAAGCTGAGTTTGCTAAACGTGCTAGAGATAAAGGTGAAATAAGTATTACTTTTGCTCACCGTGACGTATTGCTAGGTCAAATATCTGATGCTCTATGCTTGCTCGGTGTTCGTCATAGCTTCATAGCTTCTAAACCAACGGTACGTGACATAACTAATGAAAACCTACTCAAGCATGGTGATTCGTTTTACGATGAACATAGTCTCGTTAAGGTCGCTTCAGTCGATTCATTTCTGGCTAAATTAAAGAAAAATACAATGACTGCTTTACTACCACTGGTTAAGTTATGGCAGTTAGATGAAACTCACCATTTACTTGAGGAAAACAAGTGGGGTCAGTGCATCACTTCATTACCTAATGCAAGAGGTTTAGGGGTGACAGCTACGCCATTGAGAGCTGACGGTAAAGGACTCGGTAGAGATTCATCAGGTTTATTCGATGAAATGTATGTCGGTTCAACATTCGAAGAACTTATTCAACGTGGTCGATTGTCACCCTATAAAGTATTTACACCACCTTGTTTATTAAATACTGACGGTATGAATGTAACGTCATCAGGTGATTATAACCAGAAAGAGTTAGCCAAGCGTACCGATAATGTAGCAATAACAGGTGATGCAGTTCAGCACTATAAGCGACTTGCTAATGGTTTACAGGCAATTGTTTATTGTGTGAATATTTTACACTCTGAACACGTAGCAACTCAGTTCAATCAGGCAGGTGTGAAAGCAAAAGCATTAAGCTCTAAAACACCAATGCGTGAACGTCAAAAGGCAGTCAAGGACTTCAAGGAAGGTCGTATTCTAGTATTGGTCAACAGTGACCTGTTTGGTGAAGGTTTCGATGTGCCTGCATGTACTGTCGGTATCATGCTCAGAAAAACACAGTCCTATTCATTATTCAAGCAGCAATTTGGTAGACCGTTACGAGTAGCTAAAGATAAACCTTTCGGTATCATCATTGACCATGTAAATAACGTGCGCGATATGATGCAAAAATATAAATTACGTTACCCACATGACGACCCTGAATGGTCACTAAACCCACCTAAGAAAAAACGTACCAATGGTGACGATGAATCACTACCACCAACGAGAATGTGTACTAAATGTGCTTGTTTCTACATGGTTAATGGTGCATCGAACAAATGTCCTGAATGTGGTCACGAAGAAACACCTGCTGAAGCGATTGATGCAACGAAAGCATTTCAAGCTGCTGATGGTAATCTTATTGAAATGAATGTTGACTTCATCAGTAATATTTTAAAGGAGCGTGACAAGGTTGATAAACCAGTGGAGCAACTACGTAAAGAAATGCAACACGCACCTGCTGTAGCACGTAATAGTGCAACGGTTAATCACAGTAAACGTCAGTTTGCTCAAGGTGATTTAAGAGGATTTATTCAGCAATGGTGTAGCGATATGATTAAACATAATCCTACATGGAATAAAGAAGTAGTACACCGTGAATTTGAAGTCGAATTTGGTACAAATATTTTAAAAGCTCAAGTGCTTTCTGAGCGCTTATCACTAGAACTATTGGAGAAAATTAAACATGAATACACATGACCCTGTTAATAACCCTAAACATTATGATTTATTTGCTGACGGTACACAATCAATGGACGTAATACAGTCAACATTGACACCTGAAGAATTCAACAATGCCAAGTAATCTTATCCGAAATGAATGCTGTGGCAACATTATGGATAAGATGAAAGTAGCAAAACAAGTCGAAGAACTCGAACGTCAAGTGAGGTCATTACAAGCTGAAATTGATGATTACAACCGATTGCGTGACAACAAAGAAGCTTTTGCATTACGTTGTTTCGAAGCAGGTGTTCACTCTAAAAAAACAGATAACACGTACAAAGCGTGGTTAGAATTTAAGGCAACAGAACTATGAAAAAAATATATAAGCGAGATTCAATACTCGCAATAGCAGGGAACAATCACCCAACAGATGAACAAATTCAACGTGGTAGTGAAGCACATGCTTACCACCGTTCACATAACCATGATGGGTATTCATTTTTCCCATTCAATAATGACTACGGTTATGATATTGAGTGCTACCCTAATTACTTCAGTCTCAGTATTACTCACATTGCAACATGTAAACGCTGGAAGTTTGAAATCAGCAACAGTGAAGTCGGTGTAATTCATCAAGGTAAAGCGTTGTTTGAATTCCTTGTAGTGTTACGTGAAGCTAAAGCGCGAATGGTTGGTTTTAATAACATGTACTATGATTACCCGTTGGTTCATTTCCTGATGGAGCACGAAGGATTAATTGATAATGCAATGTTATATGCTCGTTCAAAAGCTATCATTAAGACTCATGACATTATGGAATTCACCATCTGGAATCCATCAATTCAGCAGGTCGATTTACGTAAGATTCATCACTTCGATAACCAAGCTAAGATGACCTCATTGAAAATGCTTGAATTTCAAATGCGTTGTGATGATATTCAAGAGCTACCGTATGATCCTAATTTCCCTGTCACACGACCTCAAATTGACCATCTGCTTGATTATAATGATTTCGATGTTGATGTAACGGTTGATTTCTACATTGAATCACTTCCTCACATTGAATTTCGTGCAGCACTGTCTGAGAAGTACGGTAAGGACTTTACGAACCATAATGACACGAAGATAGGTAAAGATTACTTTATCATGGAATTAGCTAAACATGGCATTCCTGTGAAGCAGAACGGTCAATTAATACAGACTCACCGTAAAACAATCGCACTTAATGATATAATTTTGCCTTATGTGCAATTTGAGCGACCTGAGTTCAATGAAGTGCTTGATTTTTTCAGGGGTGCGGTAATGAACCCTGATAACATTAAAGGTTTCTTTAAAGGTGTTTCATGTACTGTCGATGGTTTTAAGTTTGACTTCGGTGCAGGTGGTATTCATGGTAGTAAGCATAAAACTATTGTGCGTGAATCAGCAACACATAAGCTTATAGATGTGGATGTTGCCAGCTACTATCCGAACCTTGCTATCGCTAATAGTTTTTATCCTGAACACCTGTCCGATAAATTTTGTGATATTTACCTTGATGTATATAACCAACGTAAGTCATTCGCAAAAAAAACACCTGAAAACGCTATGCTTAAACTAGCACTTAATGGTGTTTATGGTGACAGTAACAGTATTCACAGTCCGTTCTATGACCCACAATATACCATGAGTATCACAATTAATGGGCAGCTACTATTGTGCATGTTAGCTGAACAGTTGATGAAGATAGAAGGTTTTGAAATGGTGCAGATTAACACCGATGGTTTAACTTTCCTTTGTCCTAATGAATACGTTGACCACATGTTTGCTGTTTGTCGTTGGTGGGAAGAAAAGACTAAACTGGTACTTGAAGATGCTCACTATACGACCATGGCTATTCGTGATGTAAATTCATACTTGGCAGTAACTACCGATGGTTATGTTAAACGCATTGGTGCTTATGCTTACGAGTTAGCTTCTGAAAATCCGTCAACACGTGAATTACAATGGCATAAAAACCAGAGTTGTAGAGTAGTTGCCATGGCAGCAGAGGCAGCACTTGTTCACAATAAACCGATACCTGAATTCATTCGTAACCATCAAGATAAATTCGACTTTATGCTTAGAACTAAAGTACCACGTTCTTCACGTTTAGAATTGCGAACACGTGTCATGTGGGGTGATGATTACCTGATGGATAATGTTAAAGAAGTTCAACGTATCACCCGATATTGCGTAACTAAAACAGGTGGTAAATTAGTTAAAGTGATGCCATATACTGAAAAGCAATTAGAGCAATATCGTACAGGTCAATTCTATGAACACAAAGGTCATGGTGCTGTTGAGATACAATCTAAACCAAAATCAGGCATGTGGTTGCCGATTGACGTACCACCTAATTCACCAATGAGAATACCTGCTGAACGTGAAATAGGTATTAACACTAATTGGTTAGTCACCGATTGCAGCAAGATTGAAAATTACAATCGTGATGACCTTAATTATGATTTTTATATAGCTGAAGCAAGGAGTCTAGTAGATGAATTATTCGTGTAAGGCATACCAGATGAACGACCAGATGTTATGTGGTAAATGTGGCTTACAGTGGGACGTAAATGACCCTGAACCACCGCATTGTAACCCTGCTGAAGATAAGAAAGAGAATCGTTTCAATAAGTTACGTAAGAAATTAGGGTTTCGTGTAAAAAATAATTAAATTTTACTTGAAATCAGTTAACTGATTCTGTACATTAGTCACCAGTGACCAATTACTAAGACTAACCCATGGGTAAAGAGTTAACAAAAAACCAGCGTTATGAGAAGAAGCGTAAAGATGCAGGATTGAAAAAAGTCACTGTTTGGTGTCCTGATTATGCTACTGATGAATTGAAAGAATTAATGAATAACATTTGTGAAATCTATCTTGAAAAAGGTGAATTTCATCAGGATTTAATTCCTTCAATGTATCGCAATATTCACACTGGTGTTATGGGTAATAAGTCTTTACATGACATTAAAAGAAAAGCAGGTAGGTTGTTATGAGTTATAGAGAAGATTCACTTCATGTGATATTAACCAACAATATTCACGCTGGTTTAGCTGACAAGCAACGAGCTATCAAAATTGCCAAGTGCTGTAAAGCTATTCGTGATAGAACTAAGGATAAGGAAATGTACGACACGTGTAGACTTATCATCAGTGCTACACAAGATGGTCGTTACGCTGATGTGATATTAACTGCTCACCGTACTGAAATTGGGTATCGAGCTGCGCACTTAAAAATAGCGAACTTTCTTTAAAGGTAGACCTTAACGGGCAAAAAAAACCCTGCTGAAACTTGGACGTAACGACAGGGTGAAAAGAGGTGTAACACCATTATCAGGGAACAAATCAAGTTAATGGAAAACCAAACGTATCAGCAATATTAACCACTGTCAATAAATAATATTGCTGATGCTAACTTACTGGCACACAAGAAGTAAATGTTATGGTTCTTAATCGTAGTCGCAATTACTTCTCTTTCATCCGTAGAATCGTAATTAATCAACTTATCACAACCTTGCATAACATCAGCAGGTGGAACAGGTTTAATCGCTTCTACGTTCACTGACGGTGGTTCTATTAGCGTTATTGACGGACTGCTTGAGCAACCTGAGACTATCGTCAGTGATAGTGCCACACTCAGACTTAACGTACACAATTTTTTCAACTTCATTAATAATATCCCTGAATTCAGTTTCAACAATTCGTTCTTCTTTAGCTCGTTTTAAATCAGCGTCAAACAACGTTCTCTGTCGCTCTAAAGCTTTCGCAATCTCAATTTCAGCAGCTTTCAACGCATCATCTGTAGCTTGAGCTATCTTATCTGCCGATTCACGTTGTATTTCAACTACAGCACGTTTATAACCTTTCGATTCATAGTAATTAGCCACGCTTAAAAAACTAGCTACACCACCTATGAGTGTGCAAATTCCAGCAATTACTTTCCAATATTTGAGTACCCACGCTATTATCACTGTGATTTCCTTTATTCAAATAAAATAAGAACATACCATTTACCTACAATCTTCTGAACGTAATCAATAGTTTCTTTACTATGGTGACCAGTAACCTGTGGTAGACACGCTATGATTGGTGCATACGGTATAGGTGTGTCACATTTCTTCTGAGCTTTATGAATATTACCAGCACCAGCATTATAACTAGCAAGTGCTAACATATACCTATCCATTGGCTCACGTGGACTAGACCAGAATTTATTCATCCTTGCCATATATAAACCAGCGGCACGAATAGAAACTTCAGGTAACCAGAAATCAGTTAACTCATGGTGACGTTCTTGCATTTCACGTGCTGTGTTAGGCATGAATTGACATAAACCCATTGCACCAACAGGTGATACAGCTAACGGATTCAATCTACTTTCTTGGTAGCACTGTGCTTTCAATAATCGCCAATCTGTGCCGAGTGGTAAAAACATTGCTGCGTTCTTAAATTCACGGTCATACCCACTGGTTATTAGACTACCTGCGTTAACCGACTGCCATACCGATAACAAGAGACACACCAACGAAACGACCAGCATAATATATAGCTTTCGCATTATCTTCGGCTTCATCTAACCACCTCGTAAATTCACTATTTTTCATCCAATAATCGAACCACATTAAAGCAATTCGACCAGACACAATACCTATTAACGCAAGAGCTATTTTAAAAAACCCTTGTGCGAACGCTGCTGTTAACATAATTAAATACTCACTGTTACTATTGAATGAGTTGGTGCTTTACGCACTATCTCACTATTCCTGATAAACGCTCGTTGACCTACTAGGACTGAATCACCTTTAACTGTCACAGCATTACCACCAAGCGTATCAGCGTTACTTGTACCGTCACCGTTTATCGCAGTAATGGTCACTACTTCGGTAGACGTTACACCCACCAAACTTTGAAATCTATTGAATGCGTTACTCATAATGTCGCTCTATTTGCACTGATTGAACAATAGCATTACCGTTACGTTTTAATGACAACGCTACACCTGTAACCATGCCATACCATACACCACCACCAACAGCATTAACTTCAACTAACATTTGCGGCATGATGATACCATTTTCATCAACGTAAGTGGTGACAGGTATGTTTTCTTTGTGACCGTTTTTAGCTACTTCAATACGACCACGTTCAGTACCAGCAATCGTATCAGTAATATGTTTATCAACTACATCAGGTAATGTGATTAAACCTGCTGTGCCGTTACGAACACATTTAACACCTACACCTTTTTCTTCACCGTAAACATAAATACTATCAGGTGATTCAGCAGGAATCCATTCAGTGTCCATCGAGAAGAACGATGCTTCATTCAGTATTCTATCAGGTACAGCAGTAGACCAATCCCAAGGTGAAATAGGATAACGTGGCTCAACGGTGAATGCACCAGTGGTTAAATCAGGCACAATGATAGCACCGACCGATTGAGCTAATTCAGATATTGCTGCCAATGGCGTTTTATCAATATAACCAAACACATCAGCAGGTATTGTCCACGATACTGAGTTCCATGTTCCTGTGAAACCTGTACCACTGAGTTCACCAACAAGTAAACCTGAAGGGGTTGCACTTGACGTTTCAACATGTGATCGTTTAGCTGAGTATGGATAACTCAATTTCTTCACTGTTGACCAACCTGTACATTTAATTCGTCTTACAGTCTTACCGTTTTCATCAGCCTTTAATGACGTACTGGTTCGACCAATGAACATGACGAATTTTAAACCGTTCACATCGACTTCAACTTCTTTAACGGTCAACCCTTGCGGCTTAATTAAATCAAGACTCACTTGGTCAGCAACGTCAAGATTAAGCACCCATGCCACCGAATCAATATCAGTAGCTAGTGTTAAATTAGTAAAATTAATAGCTGTCCGTTCAGGCAGCACTACTACGTTAATAACATTCACAAAAGTAATAACCTCATGGATAGGTGGTGGCTCAGGTGGTGGTATCGTTGCTTCTTCATCAATTAAGTAATCAGTATTAGTTGAACCACCAACAATAAAATTATTGATAGAATAACCGTAGTTTAACGACTTAGCAATATCAACCGTACCAACTCTACCCCACGATAAATCACTAACTACATCAACAGTGTTATTAAAACGGTTACTGTAAACGTGGTCACTGGTTACCTCAACAGCAGGTAGTAAACCACGGTGGTTAGTGTTGGTAATACTGTCAATATTAGTGAATGTATCACCTTTAACAGTACGAGTAGTCACATCAATAACACCTACCTTGAACCATGGTTCATTGTTAGTCACATCAACATGTTTGAAGTCATTAGGTGTGTTCAGTGTCACCGTTGAATCAACGGATTCTGTTCGACCATAGATGAACGAAGTAACAGCGTCTACCACATTAGGTTCATCAAAACTAAATGTGACAACACTGTCTACTATAATAGCTTCACCCCACACAGTACCGCACGTAACATCAGATGTTGTTGCGACACCGTATGAGCATGAACTACTTGATACGATTAACTCAGCCATTAGTTAATTAGCATCCCCACGAATGTCAATATCAATACTGTCGGTTAATTCAGATAACACACCTGCTTTAGTGGTTCGAATCACCCACATATTGTTGTCACCTGAATCACTGTTGAGTCGAATACAGTTGTTAGTAATCCAACCTGCACCGAAACCTTCTTTTGGCATGGTGAAATAAGGTGAACCAGTGGTAGGGTTAATCGGTGCAACATCGTCTACAGATATTGAAATGTCTGACTCTACAACACCTAACTTCTCACCTACTACATCAACCGTTGAAGCTGATTTAAATATGATGACCCAACGTTCAGCGGTTGATGAATTATTATCAATCTGAATAGGGTAGTTAATGTCATCATATTTAGCGGTCGTATCATCACCTATTCGTTCATCAGACCAGATAGGGTTACCTGAATCCCAAATTTCCTGAGTGAACAAGTTATATATTCTAGCACCTGTGTCACCCCAAATAAGCGAACTAGCCACGTTAGTCACACCAGCAGTATAATCACGACTCAATGGTGCAGAAAGCGTTATAATACCGTTAATTTGCACATCGGTAGCTAACACCATATCTTCTACTCTGTCTACGATTGAATAAGGTGATGTGAGCGCTGTACCGTATTTATCTTGCAACACCAGTGGGTTTCCAAACGTAACCGTACCAGCAACCTTATCAACAACATATTGAGTAGGGTTTAATCGCTTACCGTTCACATCAATAACTTCAGCGTAAGCCTGTCCTTGTCTAGCTAATGTGTCAACTTGGTCAGCAACAGGTGTGCCGTTAACAACAGCAGTAGTGACTTCATTGAATATGATAAGCATATAACCATTTTTGAATACTGGAACACGACCATCGGCAGGTAATCTAATCGGATTCAAACCAAGTAGTTCAGGATCAAGCGGTAGTGATGTTTCACTTACTGCGTCATATTTAACTGACTCAGGTAATACAGCTCTATCAAATTTCACATAAACCATACCAGTTTCAGTATCAACATAAGATTCAACAACATCAATATCCGCACCAGTGAACACACCGTTAGCATCGGTCGTTGCAGTATATGAGCCGTTGACTGTCTCATAACGTAACTGGAAACTACTTGCGGTTAACTTCGTTGCTGATGTTCTAAATGTTAGCTCGGTGGTTAATTCAGTAGGTTGAATAACACGTGTCGTTTCAGGTGTAACTACTGTTCTTTCAGTCCTGATTACATCGGTGAATAACGATTCAAAACTAACATGTAAATTTTCAGGCTGAACGAAATAACCCATGTCGATTTTACCAGCAATCATATCAATCGTACCAACCTGAATGTCGTTGTCATCGTAAACTAAACCATCTTTTGAATAATTACGTTGCGTTCTTTCAGGGAAGTAGAAAGATACTTCGTCAGTCAGGTAAGAAGTAGTATTAATGACATAAGAAGCAATGTTTTCAATCTTATTGGTTATGTTCACTGACGTGTCATACGTGACTGGTAATTCAGTCCTATACACTATCCTAACGAAATTAGTAGTAGGGTCAGCCTCATGGTCGAACCATGTTAACGGTAATAATGTAGCCACGCTGCTGCCTGTCAGATAGCGTGGTGAACCTATTTGAGTATCTAACCATGCGGGGTCATATTCTTTGTAGTCAAGTTTAGGTATTTTTAATGTGATTAAACCTGCTGCTGTGACATTTCCCCATTCTTCAAAATATCGTGAACTATTAGGTAAAGCATGGTAAGTCAAACTGGTGAATGCTGACATATCGTAATAAGCTAATCTACCTACACGCATTACACCTGCAAATTCCATCACTGTAAGTTCAGTCAACCTATTATAATAACCTCCTGTATTACCCGTACTACCTTTGTCACATGCGTTAAGTTGCACTATTAACTGAGTGACATCAATGGTCACACCTAAATCAATAGTGAACTCACCAACAGCAGGTGCGTAACCATTAAACGGCAATTGCCCACCTGCACCTGTTGGATTAGCTAACGCTGATTTAGTTTCACCTTGCGTAACACCTTCAACAATAGTTACATAGTCGTAATCAATTATCACATCATTAGTGCTTGGTATATTTTCAAAACGAGCCGATGTACCACCATCTTCAATACGGACAATACCATTTAATAAATCAACACGACCATGAATATTATTGTCATTACTTGAAATAGCATCAGATAACACACCTTTACTATCGCACGTAACATTATAATACGAACCAGAGGTGTGTACTTGCATGATAAAACTTGATGGGTCAATATTACCGTGACCTAAATCAATTTCAAGACTACCACTAACTGACTTAGGTATACTCGCAACCACTTGCACACCTTGAGAATCAGTATATGTGTATTCACTTGCAGGTGTGGTTATTCTCTCAATGCTGCCCCACTGGATAATTACTGAACTATCAATGTCAGGTAAACCAGATAATGTTATTGACACTGTACCTGTACCATCTCCATTGTCATTCAATTGACCAGCACCAATATTCGCATCACCACCTATTGATTCAACACCGTTGTCTCTGTTACCAAGACTTGCGAAACGATACCATTTACCACCACTTCGATAATCTACAACTAAATTACCTGCTGACGGTAAAGGTGATATGTTTTTAGTGTAAACATTACCTACGTTCTCTTGAGTCACCTTAATGTTTACACTGTACTGACTTTCACCTATGAACATTGAACCTGCTTCGAATTCAGTAACAATCGTACCTTCAATGTCATTCTGAATAATCACACCGTTCTCATAATCAACAGAACCTACCACAGCGTTACCCGCATTCAGGTTGATTATATTACCTAAACCATCGTCAACGTAAGAGGTGTAACCCACACGTGTTATACTCTTAGGTACAATAGGTACACCGACTGAGAAAGGTGTTTCTCGGAATGCTGCAAAACCTTCACTTATCAATGTACCTGTCGGCAGTATGGTTGTACCTTGAGTCAACGCGTTTTTATTCACCAAAGGTGTTTGTGTTTTACTTGCTGGAACAATCTGTTCAAATATATCATCAACCTTGATCGTCACAGCACCTTGTAACGCATTTTCGAGTAATGTTTTAGTACCGTAGAACTTAGCAGCATCAGCAACCTGAGTAGCCCACGTATCAGCAGTATCGGGTAATTGCCCTGTTGGATGAAATGTTGAACCAGAGAATGCAAAAGTCAACGGCTGTTCAACCTCACATATCATTCGCCTGCGTATATACTCAACAGGTTCACCACCATAAGAATAGGTTAAAACTACTTCATCACTGGTGACCTTAGTTATCCTGATGTATTGCTCATTAACACCTTCTTTAAGCAAGTAAACCTCACCAGCATCAGGTGTACGGGCAGACAATAACGACAAGAAAGTTACGGCACGTGAGTTAACTACATGTGAACCATATAAGTAAAATTCTTCAAGATAACTGGCTACAACATAGCTTTCAATACGGTCTTGAGCATCTACTCGTTTATCGTGCGGGTCGTCCGTATGGAATAATAAACCGCTAACTTTATCGTCAGTAGGGGGTTTACGAATGATTGAATGAGCACCGTAGTAAACGTCACGATTGGTTGTGGTGACAGTAGGGAATATTTTACGTAAATTAACGCGACCTACTACTGTATCAACACGTGAAATATCAGGAAACAGGTTATTCACATCACCATCAACTACCTCGATAGCAGTACGTGAACCACCACCTGTATCTTCATCGGTGTTATCCTGTGATTGATAAATTCTAATATCATTACTTGTTATTGTCATTTTTAAACTTCCATTAGGTTTAGGGTTAGTGTGTAAGCAGAATCAGCATCCTGAACATTCTTACGCCAAATTGGTTTAGCATCTATTGATTTTTCACTTCTGTCAAATTTTACATTAAAAGTTCTTGCATCAGCTAGTGTTAAAGTAAATGTTTTATCAACCGTATCAACCAATGCTTTTAATGCAATTATGACAGACCTATCAACCCATACTTCATCACCACTAACCAGCGTTATAGGCATTCCCTTGCTCACTGTATTTTCACTAATCACTAAGTTACCAACTATAGTATGTTGAATGTCCTGTTTAACAGGTGAAAAATCAAACTCATTCACCCATTCAATTGCATCAGGTAATGTTATCGTGGTAACACCATCATCTAAAGTCATTAGCTCACTCCATTAATATTAATTTCACCTAAAAGATTCAATGCTGATACTAAAGTATCTGCGTCACCTTGACTAGCTACATCGACTGAACGTGTTGAACCATTAGGTAAGTTAATGTTGACCGTAACTTCACCCCCACTCGATGAAGTCGGTGTTTTTTGTTCTTGTTTGGGTAGTGAGGTTGATTCGTCTAATTCTTTCTTTTCAAGTTTCTGTGCTTTTTTAAGGTTGCGAATAGCTGTTTTGACTTGGTTAATTAAAGCCTCGTTACCTGCTGCTGTAGCACGTGATAATAGGTCTTGCATTTCCTCCATTTCACGTTTAAATTTACGCTCAAGAATACCTGCTTCATTACCTAGTAATTCGTCTAACCTGTCCGTAACATCATCAAAAGTGTCATTGATTTCGTCAGACAAGTCACTAAATTCACTACGCGCATCTTTGATTGCTGCACGTAAAGGTTCTAGCTGGTTATCTGACAATTTAGTGAAATAATTATCAGCTTGCCACGCTGCATTACCTAATTGTTTTAAACTCAATGAACCAGAATTAACTCGGTCTATCCATACTGCTAGCTCTTTATTTTCTTCCAACACAGCAACCCTGTGGCGATTAACGGCACGCGTCATATCATCAATGGGTTTCATTACACCTATGAGGTCGTGAGTAGCCCTAGCTGTTGCCAAGTTAAACTCACGATATTCAGAGTTAAGTTCATCTATCTCTGCACTTAAATCAGCTATAGATTTACCAGAATGGTCGTATTCCTTAGTTAACTGTTTCTGTAATATTAACCAGCGGTTAGCTAGCGCATTAGACACCCCTGCATGACCAGCATTTTTAGCTAGTTCAGCGTTTTGCTGCTGTAGCTGCTCGGTACTACCTTCACTTGATTTAGTTCTGGCGGCAATAGCAGCAGCAGCAGCATTAGCCGCATCAGCTTCATCACTGAAAGATGATGCAGAATCACCTAATAATTGAGTAAGTAACTGAGTCTTAAACGCTGCATCTTCTTTCGCTTTAGTGTATTCAACAACAGTTAACGCACCTGCTTTCCATCTTAAATCAAGTAACTCCATTTCGTATGTGTGCTGCCGTTGAACCTCGACTAATTGACCTAGTGTTTTAGTCTCAAGTTCTTGCCTGATTACTAAATTCTTACTGCTTTCCACTCTTTGTTCATTTAACGATTGTAATTTACGAGATATCTCAAATTGATTCTTATCTGTTTGATTCTTATCCCTTTGAGCATCTTCAAGTTTAATTATCTCTTTTTCAATATTACGAACAGATATGGCAAGATTATTTGTTTCCTTAGAAAATCTATCTACTGATTCGATTGTTACGTCTGTTGATTTATTTAATTCATCAGATGACGATTTAACATTTTTATAACTTTCATCCATTTCTTGAAGGACATTAACACCTTCTTTCGTGGTTTTATTTGCTTGCTCCTGCTGTGCAGCAAGTATTTTTAACTCAACACTTTTACGTGCAATCAAGGATGCTGCTTTAAGGTATTCAGCATTAAGGTCATCACTGAAATCAATGGTAGTAATAAGTGACTGAATGTGATTACGTTGTTCTTCAGTCAATGCCTCCATTGCTTTCTTATTGTTAACAACAGTGTCTTCAAGGTTCTCATAAGCTAATGATGATTCACCAGCTATACGTGCGTTGATGCGCGCTATATCTTCTGCATCTTTAGCAACAGCTAGACGTAATTCGGCTATGGTTTTTCTATAGTCAAGTATATCACGCTCACTACCACCAAACGCTTCAGCAGAAGACAATTGAAATTGCGTCCACGCTAACTGCATGTTATTAAGATGTGTGGTTACAAGATTTACCGCTATAGCCCAACCACCCATGGTGCGTTCAATAATACCTGCGTCACCAGTGAACATTTCAGTAACACCGTTGAAAGCAGCACTTACCTCTTTAACACCTTCAATAATCTCAGGTATATGAAATGCCATTTCAACTAAAGCTTGTTCATTATCACCGATTGCATCACCGAAATGTTCAGCAGCTTTTAATACAGTAGGATGAAACGCTTCACCTATTTTCGATTTAAGCGTGGTGAACTTATTAGCTAAACGAGCAAGTACAGCTTCTTGGTCAGCATAAGCTTTAGCAGCTTCTTCAAAGTGTTTATTACCTGCGACATAGGCTTCATTGGACAGGTGGACGTTTTCAGCTAAACGAGCTGTTTTGTCAGCAAGAACACCTAATACTGAATTAGCTTCTTGACTAGCAATACCTACACTACGTAATGTGTCACTAACTAAACCACCTTCGTCTTTAACTTGCTTCAAACCATCAAGGAAAGCAATCATTACTTTTTCAGGTCGTTCACCTAAATCTTTCTCAATTGCTTCAGCAGTCATGCCAGTAATATTCTGCAAACGCTCTAAATCTTCACCACCTTTTTGTGACGCACTGACAATAGCTTCTGACAATCGCTGTATGGCAGTTCTAGACCTTTCGGCAGGTTGACCTAACTCTTTCAGCGTTGCACCAAAACCAGCGGCAGCAGCACTACTTAAATCAATGACTCTAGTACCTGTTACCAGTTCTTTCGTCATGTGTGCTATTTCGGATTCAGATGCCTTGGTTGAGTTACCTAAATCGACCATTGCAGAAGCAAGATTGTGAATATCATCAACACCTTCACCTGTCATACCTAGAATTCGTGCAGTTAATAATGCAGCTTCATCACCTGCTAAATCGGTTGATACAGCTAACGCATCAGCAGCAGCTACAATCGATAATATCGACTCAGTTGAACTTACACCCATTTGACCAGCGACTTCAGCATAACGAAGTAATTCATTAGTAGCAGTAGGTGTTACGTCCTCAGACATTGTACGTAAATCATCAGCCATACTGACAACTTGCTCACGTGCGATACCTGTTGTTTTTTCAACCTTCGTGATAGCTGCTTCTAATTCACCATAACCTTTCACCGATTGAGCAACAGCTTCAGTAGACTTCTGAGCAGCAAGTAACACAGTGTAAGCCTGTGCTAAACGTCTGGTAGCGGTAGTTAGTACATCTGTTGACTTACTTGCTTTAGTTTTAGATTTATTGGCAGCATCAAGCGCTAAACGAGTAGACTTAGCTTGACTCGCGGTAAGTTTTAATGTCTTACGTAATTTTTCTTCACTCTTGATGTATTTACTGGTTGATAACGTACCGTCTTTTTTCTCTTTATTTAATTTAGCTAAACCAATCTCATACTTTTTCAACTTAGTAGCCAACTTAGCCGTTTCAGCAGCTTCTTTACGAGTAGCGTTAAAACTCTTAGCTTTTAATTTTGCACGTTTTTCATTGTTCTTAGCTGACTTCGCTTCAATTTCTTCAAGTTCTTTAGCTGACTCAATTGCTTTTTTCTCAGTGGCAATAGCGTCTTTATGAATTTTAGTTTTTTTAGCTAATTCTTTATTCTGAGCTTCAAGTCTACCACTCAACTTAGTTGTTTCAGCAGCTAGTCGTTTCTGTGTCTCAGCGTAAGTTTCAGAGTCTTTCTGTATCTTCTTGACTGATACACCTACTTTACGATATTCAGCGCTAACAACCGTCAATGCTTTCTTCTGAGTGTCTAAAGCTTGCTTGGTTTTCTTAACTTCGTCACGTTGTTCTTTTGTTGCATTCTTGTTTTTCTTTAACGCTTTATTTAAATCTTCATATTCAATTTCAGTTTCACGAATCTCACGCTGAAGATCATTGATTTCAGCACCCATTTCTTCATAGGAATTAATGGTCGCTTTATCTAATTTTAACTTATCTAATTCTTTTTCAGTCTTACGAGCAGCAGCACCAAGACCTTCAACGTCCTTAGCTGCTTTATTTAGTTCATCTGATGATAGGTTTTCAGCATCAATTATCAGATTGATTTTTTCTTCATTTTTATTAGCCATTATCACCAGCTCCAAATTACAGGTATAAAAAAAGGGTTAGTATAAAACCAACCCTTCGAGTGTACTACTGAACAAGGTTAACTTACCAGTTTAGCAACGAAATATTGTGATTCGCTTGTACCATCTTTAGTCGTGTCAGCCAATACTTCAAAAGTCATCGGTAAAGCACCGAAATCTTCTGAGATTAAATCAAGCGCTGATGCTGGGCTAAATTTCACAGTATGGCAATTAACCGTTACTGCTTTACCGTTATCTGCATCATTGAAACCATCGAAGAAGATTTCATATTCAACAGCAGCTTTAGTGATACCTTCAATGGTGTAATATTCAGCAGAAGTATAATTCACTTCAATATTAGTCGCATCAGCAATGGTTGAATCACTCGGAATGAAAATGCCACCATTTTTAACTTGGTAGTCAGTACCTTCAACGTAAGTCGGTGTACCAGCAGCACCCGTTACTGAATAGGTTTCACTCCAATCAGGAATCTTAGTAAACGGTATAAAACCATTCAGATAAGATACTTGAGCTTCAGCAGCAACTACAGCACTTGCTACTGTTGTAACTAATGAACGTAAAGCTACAGCAAGTGAATTAGGTTGAAACGATAAACCATTCAATGATGCAGTAACGTCAGTGATAGCTGATTGTGATGCAATATTACCACCACCTGCTTGCTGGAAGTTACGTTGTGTTTTCTTATCTTCATTGATAGCGAATGTTAGAGTGTCAGAGTTACCAACAGACATTAATGCTGCTGCTGCACCTTTCTCTCTAAAATAGATTGTACCACCACCGATGAAGCTACGGTTACGAGTAAGATTACTCATAGTGTATTCTCCTTAGTTTTAGCTAATAAGCTCACGAACCTTTAACAGTTCAGCTTGAGCTTTCGTTACTTTGAGCTTATCGCCCTTCTTTTTTTCTTCACCTGCAAAAACACAAGCTTTAGAAAAGGTTACTTCAACAGTAGGTTTTGCCATTACTAACAGTCCTCTATTTTATAAACGATTTCATCTTCAGCTATTGCTAGCCACTTCTCACCTTTAACAGCTTCAGGTACGTGTGTACCGACTTTACCTGCTGGTATACGAACCTTATCACCTGCTCTAAAGCGTGGTTGAGGTCTTAACTCACCATTGCGATAATAAGATTCACTAGCAGGTACTAATACTTCAGCTAACGTTGATGGTGCTACTTCACTTTCAGCAACCTGAATAATACCAGCATTACCTATAGTGTTTGTTTCTTGTTCAATAATTTTAACGATGACATTATCATCCGTTGGGGTTAGTTTAATCATTTATTCAATCCACGTTTCGTTAATGTTAAATTCTACCTTCATCTCAAAAAAAGCGTAAGCATCTTTCGAATCAGGTAAGTCATAGACACACGTGCTAAAAGTAATAGGTCGAACAGTTTTATCCATTTTATCTTTAGCTAATGCCTTACGTACATCTTGAGCCAACTTATCTAACTGCGATCTTACTGTTGAAGCATCAGATGTACTCACCGCACCTACAACACTGAATGACCTATCAACTCGACCGCTGGTTAAATCATTCTTAGGCGTTACTGTTTCACCGCTTGGTTGTACTGCAACACAAGGAAAAGATAACCCATTCTTACCACTAAGTAAATCTTTTGCGTAATGAATTAAGAAACCATCTAAAACAGATAAACCAACGATGGTTCGTAAGTCGGGTAATATCTGATTCTGCACTACATCATCTGCTATCATTTGTCTAACCTTTTAAAATCCTTATAGAATGTTTCAACCATAAATTCTTTCAAGGCAGGTTGAATATCTTCACGTACTTCTTCAAACATTTGGTTAATACTACTTGAATGCAACGGTGTTCTACCGTAATCAGCTTTACTCATTAACCTACGCATTTTCTTCAATGTTTTATTTGATTTGCCCGACTGCTTTTTCATCAAAGCAACTAGGTCTTTATTGAACATGGCAATCGTCATTACGTTTGAATTTTTAGTCCTGACCATGACTGCGTTAGGTATTTCACGAAAACCACCAGAACGACTTACACTGACACGATAACCATCTTTAGTTTTAACATGAGGATAACGAGCGAGTAACGTACCGCGTTCATTGGCTGAGATTACCGCACGTAAATTATTATAGCTAGCCCTAGCGACCGTTTTAAGATGTTTTTTAATGTAAGACGGTTTCAGGTTAACATCAGAAGTCATTTCATTAATGGATTCACGTATAGCGAATGTAGCAGACTTATTGATGGTGTTGGCAGCAGCTCTGTCTGCTGTTTTAGATTTCTCTCTGATTTTATCAGCAAGTTCACCTAAATCATGAGTATGATATACGGACATAATTAAGCACCAATTAGCGTAACGTCAACGTACCATTTAGAGGAAGTTTCTTTCGTTATTTGATTAACCGACCATTCTTCACCTTTAGGGTTAGTGAAACTATCATCAGTTATTTCGGGGATTTGAGATTTCAATATTACAGCTTCACAACGATAACCAGCAATGAAACCATTGTTATCATGCACTGATTTATTGCGGTCAAGGATGATCATAACGTCATCAGTGACCGCACCTGATTGATGCTGATACAAGCAAGAGTGACCTAACACTGAATTAACAGCATCAGACATATCACTCATAGCATCATCAATCAATGACATAGTTAAATACCTACACCATTTAAACGAACATCAGCTTCAGTTAAACCTACCGCATCAGCAACCATAAACACACCTACTAGCGTGTTACCAGAAGCAGTAGTAGTTACACCTGTGTTATCTGCTTTCCAGTAAGCTTTAGCGAACTGTGCAGGTGTGTCGGCTTGAATCTTAGGTAAGTTAAACACACCCTTAGTATTCGCTTCAAATTCTTCACCAGTAGCAGCAGTAGTCACTGGAATTAAGAATAATCCGTTTAATTTTAATGGTGTACCTGAAACAACACCATCAGCAGGTGCAGTTGCAGTAACTACATCACCTTCTTGAACATACTTTTTCATGTTTCTCTCCTGAGAAATTAAAGAAAGAGGTCAGCATAACCAACCTCTAGCTTAGGCATTTATTAAGCTGCGCCTTTCGACTTAGCCATACCACGATAGTCAACAAGACCAGCACCGAAATCTTTACGAACCTTGATTTCCATACCGTCAACGTCAGTAGAGTTAACAACTTCTACCATCATTTCTTCTTCACCAGCTAAGTAGCTATATTCAAACGTATCAGCCATGTTAGAGAAAGCGTACCATGCTAATGCGCCACCTGTAACAACAGCTAAACGTGGTTCAACACGATAATCTAAACGACCACGGAATTGATTCGCTTTAGAAGCTTCAGTTGCTATGAATGCGTTATGTAGAATATCTTCAGCATCAGTCTCAAGTTCTTCAGGTACAACCAAGTTGTTATACATGATGTTCATGAAGTTGTTATCCATGGTTTTCATCTTGCGACCTAATTGACGTAAGTTCGAAAGACCAGTTTTATCTAACAATGAAGCAGAAGCACCTGTCAGTAAGTTACCATGGTCAGCATGGAACAACGCTTTACCATCAGACATTACATAGTTAGCTGCTTTATTCGTGAAGAAGTTCCAGTTAAGTAACAAACCCCAAACGATGTTAGATTCTAAGTTAGAACCAGCTTGACCAAATTTCGTTGGTACAGTGCTAAGTGCTGACATATCATCATTGATTAACATCTTACGAGTAAAAGCAATCTTACGAGCAAACGTGTCGATAGCGTATTTCTCTTTACCTTCACCGATTGTGCCAGCA